TTCGCAGATATAAAAGTAGTCATACTAACACTTAAAAAATACTCGCACCGAATGAACAAAGTATACGGAATAATAAATAAACTTTCTCAAATAGGGTTACAGTGTAATTTATTCTATGGTGTGAATGGAGAAGACATTAAAGTTACAAGTACGGATAACCCTATCGTATACACGTTGGAATATAATAGTGAAGTAAAATACTATGACACGTCTATAAAAGTAAACAAACAAATTATGACGCAAGGGGAGTTAGGATGTGCGTGGTCGCATATCGATATCTACAAATCGTTACTGAATGAAGAGTCTACAAATAAATATTTGATTTTCGAAGATGACGTAGAAATAGTAGAAAGTTTGGAATATTTATATAAATGTTTATCTAATATTCCCGATGATACTGATATGTGTCATGTTGCGAAATCAGACTGGTATCCTTTTGTGTTATTTAATAACGTGAATGAAATGTGGTATGATGTTAGAAAATCATATTTTAATAGACTTACAGCGTATATTTTATCTAAAAAAGGCGCACAAAAAATATTAGATTACACGAAAGACCATATAAATATACCCGCTGATGACCTTTTGTCGAATATGTTTAACTTTTATATGTTACGAGTATATGTTCCTTTGAAATACATATTTCACGAACCTGAAAATACGGTATCAATTATAGGAAATTTTGTCGGAAAACATGTTTAAAAGTTTAAAAGTTTAAAAATATACTTAAATAATAGTATAATATTATATATAAAAATATACCTACTAGATATAATATGCAAAATCCACAATATTTTCCGATTAGTAATACTAGGTTATTATTTTTCGATATTTTTTATAAAAATAATAAAATATATATGATAATGCCTATTTATAATACGCCGGCGCTATCTAAAGACATAATAGTAAAAATAAATAATAGTATTATACAGTTAACTGAGAGTCATATAAAAGATTCTTTTGAACCTATATTAATATTCATTTATGAGTATATAACACCACCAAACACTACGATAAATGTAAATGTTAAGATTATCAATAATATGACACAATCATATAACCTGCTACATATTTATACAAAAGAACAGACGCGAAACAATAAGTTCTTAGCATTAACGACACTATTTAAACACGATTACAGTTTGTTCCCATTATTTTACAACTACTATAAAGAACAAGGGGTTGACCATTTTTACATGTATTATAATGGTGTTATTACACCCCAAATAGTAAAAGTTTTTAATAAACCGAATGTTACATTAATTGAATGGAACTTTCATTACTGGAATCCTCGTGGGGTGAAATATGTTCATCATGCACAAATGGGTCAGATACATGACGCGCTATACAAATATGGGAAAGACGTATATGACTATATGATTTTCTGTGACTTGGACGAGTATTTACATATTCCCAAAAATAAAATGATTGAATCTATGCCACATAATAATAACGACGAGTATGTGGACAATACCATTAGACGGTTTATAAAAAATAATCCCGATATAGAGGTTTTTGGATTCTGTAATATATGGTCAAATACTTTGGATGATTGTATTCCGAAGACACCATATTTACCTAGAAAATTTCTATCTGTACTTACCTCGAATGATTATCTTGAAAGAAGTAAAAGTATCTATAAAGTATCCTCTGTAAATACGATTGGAGTACATCAAGTCGGGGATGGTCTTCACATCAATATGAAACACATAGTAGATTTAAAAATGTATCATTTTTATAAATGGTCATCTAAAATTCGCACAATAGAAAACTGTACAAATATCGTAGAATTGTAGTGCTCAACTAATCACGAACAGTTATAAATCACTATTGAAATATTGACCACGAAACTTCTGCATTTCTTCATCGGGGAATTCATAAGTAAGAAAGTCTTCCGGTTTTTTCGTCTCTTTCAACAAGTTAATAATCATGAAAAGAGAATACACACCACATTCTGTCGGTTTTTTCTGATGGTCTTTTTTATTCTCTATATAACGAAAATCTATCCCGGCAACTTTGCCTTGTTCTGTAATCTTTTTAATCAACTTTTTGACCTCCTTGGGAGGAGGATTACCTGTACTATCGAAAAAGAATATATATTTCTGTTTTATATTTACAAACATGGATATCCAATGCGAACCAGATAAGTAGTGCGGGTCGGTATTAAAAACAAACCCGATTTTATTTCTCCCATTTCGAATGGATATGTTTAAGTCAAAGTGACACAACTCTTCCCATACACATTCCCCATACATTTTGGGAGAATCAAAATCGATAGGTGCAGCTCCTATAAAATCAAAATACGGAAATTCCTTCTCATACTGTTTCATAACATTTTCAATATCAATACTATTCAACCACTCATTTGGATTTTTCTTCCAATCATCGGGGCTTTTTGGCGCAAATGTATAGTTCAACATTTCCTTATCTACTCCTGATGAAGCAAAATTCTGTTTTAACCAGCACGACTCCTTGTTACATACATTTTTTAAATGCCGCTTCAAAGACTCCCAAATTTCACGCGGGTCATTCGTCGTTATCATGACATCAGGGTGACGAGCATTCCATAAATTTTTAAGCTTTATTAAAGAGTCGTTACTATAACACGTAAAGTCATTTTCCTGTAGTTTGGGGCTACACTTCAGTTTTATAAATCCATCTGGATGTTTTTCTACAGGAGGTATTACACTTTCTGTTTTTTCTGTTTTTTCTATTTTTTTATTTTTAATCCTGCGACTCGAACTCCGTTTATTCTTGTATTTAATCGTTTTTGATACACTTGACCGTGTTGACGATAACGCAGATGCACGTCGTTTACCTCTAAATTCAGATTTAAATTTTAAATTTTTATCTACAAATTTTAGAATATTCTGTATTTTTTTTGTTTTCATGACTATGAATATGTATCTTATATTTTATAACAATGTATATATTATTTGAATATAATTAATATATTAAAATAATAAATAAATTCTTCTACTTTAGACTACTCCATAAAACCCACTTCTGATTATCGATTGTGATTTTATGTCATATACGATAGTAATCTCATTATTTATATTGTAGTTTCCTTTTTCTATGTTATTTTTAACAAAGTCGATAATATAGTTTGGATAAGAATTGGCTATTAAGAATTCCAAAAATTTTTTGTTCGATATTCCAAGATACTGTACAAATATTTGATTCGGCTTTTTATTATGTATACATATTTCGTAACAGTTATATTTATTAAGTATTACTTTTTTAAATATTTCCTTAATTTCTCCATAACCTAGTTTTGTCATATAATTATCGTAATTTTCATAAAAAGGCAAATAATAGTCAATCACAAATATTTTACTTTCATCATATAATATATTATTCCTTTTATATTTACCATATCCCCAGAATGGTAGCTGAACAGAGGTTCCATCATCCATCTTATAATAATAATGTTCTTCATCGCCTATATCATATTTATTCTTATATATATCCGTAGATGTTATACGAATAGGGTCATTATATAGAGTATAGTTATATATTTCCCATCTATAGTCATCATCATTGTTATTCTTTTTAAAACCCCATACTAAATTTTGTTGTTTATTATTTTTGTATAGTTTGGAAATATTATTTAAAACACGTTTATCATTATTACACGTTACATACAAAAGTTCTCCAGAAGATACACCACTAACTTTATTAAAAAAACAGAAACTATTATATCTAAAATTTGACGCATTATTAGTATTTTTCCAATTATATCCAGTTTCATAAGGGTAAAGATATTTTGAATCTGATGGTGGGAATAGAATAATTTCCTTTTCCCCATTTATAACTGTCAGTACACCATCTTCATCATCATAATGTAAGCCTGTATCATGTTTATTACTAGATATCCATACATTATAACTGTAACTAACATCTTGTTGTATTCTATTATCTTTGGGAAAAATAATATTCTTAGCTATTTTATTTTTAATATTTTCATTTTTGTCCCCTATATCGTAGTTACTCAGTGTTAATACGTATCTGTTATCTATACCTGAGTTATAAAATTCTTTAAAAAGTTGTGAAAATGTTACTCCATTTTCATCTGATTTCCATACATTTACTACTTCATCATTTAACAAGTTTATATCATAATCTATAGTATGGTTAAAAATAAAAGGTTTTTGTATTAACTTGTTATCAAACCAATAATTAACAGCAAATGTTTTTTTAACTGTTTTTACCCAGTGCCACCATTGTTTTGGTATATATAGCGACTGTCCTTCTTTCAATGTGTACGTAACAGGGTGAGTAAGTAACAACTTTGGAAAAATGAAATAGTTATATCTATCTATCATACTAAAATGCGCATATAACGAATCGGAATTTTTATGTCTATAATCGTTATTACTCTTATAAATGAGGTGTATATTTAAGCTAATAATTGACAATATAACCAGTGAAACTATTATAACTGTTATATTTTTATAATTATTTATAACTGACGTAATATATTCATAGTTCATATATATTGAATATTGAGTAATTATATTTAATTATTATTAGTTATTAAATATAATAATTATATGAATAATGCGAAGGATATTTTTATTATATTAAAGATTATTCAATTTTAGATAATTTAAAGTCAAAAATTTCATTTGAAGTTTTCCCATTTACATTACTTTTACTCGACTTTTTAATATCCTTCTTTTTATATTTCGGGTCTTTCAAGTTAAGTTCCTTCGTTTTGGGGAGTATCATTTCATCTTGTGGTGGTGACGTTTTCGTAACAAAATTATCCATAGTAATAACTTTCTTATCTACCTGTTTCATAAACAACTTATTTGCTTCATCTATCGACCATCCATCCATAGTATCATCACCTAATACTGCGTCTGCGTCTGCGTCTGCGTCTGCGTCTGACTTATCGACTAAATTCATACCCTTATAATCACTTTGTATACTATCCATGGTATCTTTAAATTTAAAATGTGAAACACACAAACGCGCAAACGTATTAAAAGAATTTATTATAACATCGCTTACAGGACAGTCACTATTATTATTAAGATTATTATACAAGATGTCTTTCACCATCGCCAAAATACGTTTCCTATAAAACTTTTTTTCACTTTTCAATACAGTATCGTGGTCCAAATTATTCTTCTTTAAATATTTATTATATGTATCCGAATTCGCCATAGTTTCAAGAGTAATATAATTCACACTGTTTATGTTGTTTATACTCGCAGAATTACCATTTTTTACATTATGAGATTCTACACTAGGAGACTCTATAATAGGCGCATCATTATGTTTCTGTTCTTGTTTCTGTTCCTCTTCCATTTATCATGAACACATATAAAATAATATTATTTTAAACACGATTTGTGTTACAAATAATATAAAAAATATAAAAAATACATAAAAATATCGACTACCTACTACTGACTGTTGACCGTTGATTGTTGACCGTTGACCGTTGACTGTTGACCGTTGGCTCTTCACTATAGAATTGTTTTTCATCTTCAGGAACGATATCTTTATTTTCCATCCTAGTGTTATTATTAAAAAAATTATTCCCTAAATTATTAGGATTTGGGTTACAATGGTCGAAAATTTCCTTCTTAAATAAGTTCGGGAAAGGTTGTTTTATGGGGCTAGGCGGAACATATACATTATAAAGGTCACTAGTCGAAGAAGGAACATACTCCGCCTGTTCGCAATTTTGCAGACCGAAAAACTGACTACGCAGCGTAGACTCGATATTCACATTGTTAGCAAACCCTGACCAAGGCGCCATATTATTTCCAGGATTAAATGTTGTATGTGGACTAAAAATAGGATAGTTATTAAAAGGCACAGTCGCCGGCTTATGTTGGTCTAAAATAGGCATATAACCATATTTCGTAGACACAGGCACCTGAGTAAAAAATGGCTGAAGCGGCGCCGACGGAATATTTCTAGACGATATTCTATCATTTAATTCATCTTGTCTCTCAAATTGACACAAGTACAACTTATCAGGAACACCATGCATTCGGGGTTTACTATATACATGCGAAACAGAATCCATACGAATATATTATATTTACTACTATTCTATATTACTATATTACTATATTATATTTTGTTATAATATTTAAAAAACAGGTTAAAGATAATAAATAATAATATATACACAGTACATCCGTTTCATATCATGTGTGGTATATTTTTTGTTCAAAATTTTTTCAACCAGGATACACTAAAAAAATATAAAGAATGTATATTAGAAAACATAAGGTCGTATCAAACAGATTTCTGCAAAATTTCTCATCGCGGACCAGACAATAGTATGTTTCTAAACGACAAACAATTTTCAAATGACTATGCCTGTTTTTGGGGATTTCATCGTCTTGCAATTAACGGACAAACGCCTGAAAGCAACCAGCCATTTTTTATAAAAAATTGTCGTCTTATTTGCAATGGGGAAATATACAACTTTCGCAATCTTATAACGGAATTCGGTCTCGAGGAAGAGTACAAGAGCAAATCGGATTGCGAGATTATTATTCATCTTTATAAAAAACTAGGTATCCGCGATATGTTGCGGCGCCTTGACGGTGTATTCGCATTTGTTTTGCACGACTATGATACAAATACAACCTACGTAGCTCGCGACCCTGTAGGTGTACGTTCACTTTTTATTTCGGGGTACGACTACGCATATAGCAACGTCATGGTTGTTTCAAGTGAACTGAAAGGAATCAATGAGTGTTTTCGAGCCAATGCAAAACAATTTCCACCAGGTTGTTATGCTACATATTCTAAAAACGTGAATGCGTTTGACAAAGCCGATACCCCATTTTTTAATTTATATAGTTACTACGAAAATGTATCGATTACATATGATGTTTTGACGGGACAAACCGAAAGAACGTACAACTATCCCACGGTGGAGGATGCAGAAGAAAACATTTGCGCGAATATCGCCACCCTATTCGAAGAGGCGGTCGTGAAACGCTTAATGAGCGAACGCAAAGTAGGTGCGCTTCTTTCGGGAGGGCTGGACAGTTCATCGGTTGTAGCGGTCATGTGTCGCCATATACCTGCAAAAGATTTGAATACGTATAGTATTGGACTGAAAGGGTCGACGGACTTGTTGTGGGCGCGAAAGGTGGCGGATTATTTGGGCACGAATCATCACGAAGTTTGTCTCACAGAGGCGGAGTTTTTGGGGGCGATTGAAGAAACTATTCGACAAATCGAGAGCTATGATACAACATCCGTTCGCGCATCGGTGCCAAACTATTTGGTCAGTAAATATATTGCGGCGAATACGGATGACTGTGTTATTTATTGCGGGGATATGTCAGACGAGATTTTCGGGTCATATCGCGGGTTTATGAAGGCGCAAAGTGACGAAGATTTCAAGCGCGAAAATGAGCGGATGGTTCGCGATGTTTGTTATTTCGATTTGCTGCGTTCGGATAAGAGCATTAGTGGTGCTGGTTTGGAGGCGCGTGTACCATTTGCCGATAAGAAGTTTTTGCAATATGTGATGGGTATTCCGCCGCGTTATAAGATGTTTAGTGACGAGCGTATCGAGAAATATATTTTTAGGAAGGCTTTTAATGGTTTATTGCCGGATGATATCCTATGGCGTAGAAAGGAGGCATTTAGTGATGGTGTGAGCGGACATGAGAGAAGTTGGTTCCAGATTATTCGAGACTATATTGATACAAAGGTGACCGACGATGAATATAATGCATATAAAAATTGTTGTTTGAAAACAGAGCATAATATACCGTATGATAAAGAGAGTTATTATTATAGAACTGTTTTCGAAAGA